AAAGAAGCAATTGGTGGGATGGATATACAAAACAAGAAACAGTTGTACTCGATGAATTTTACGGATGGCTCCCATTTGATCTGCTGCTCAGATTGTGCGATCGCTATCCGCTTATGGTTGAAACGAAAGGTGGACAAGTCCAGTTTTTGGCGAAAACTATTATTATTACTACTAATATGCTCCCATGTAATTGGTACAGGAATGCATATTTTCCGAGCTTTGCACGAAGAGTCAATACCTGGCACATATTGCCTATCTGGGGCGAACATAAACAGTACATTGATTACGGAGAATTTTTAAAGGATGCAAGTGATAATGTTATTACACCTTAACGAGCTTCATGCCAATGTCTTGGTTCGTTCATTCCTTCGATCTTATATGAGTATTTTCTTGTGATCCCCATATCAATCTTTTCTTGAACTTGACCAGCCAAGGTACCCACAGTTAAACCGGGAACAGCTTTGAATATGATTAATAAATGTTTAGTCCAACCGGGTAAATTACACCCTTCAATTTCCCGCATTTGTTGTAAAGACCTAATCCGATTTTTAGGATCTCTTATCTGATATGTAATCGTCCCTCCGGGTGGTACAAAATATTTTCTCTTAGTCAATATTTTCAATTTAAAATTACTTGACGCCAAAGGCAAGTCAAACGGGGTACAACCCCTCTTATCAATATCAACGTCAAATCCCGCAGTACCCTTAATGATTTGAGTATCCGCTTGCGCAATATCATAAAACGCTTTAATAGTCGTAAAGTTACCATTTACACTATCGCGTCCAATTCTTCCAACAATAATCTGATAAAGATCTACCTCCAATGGTACATCTTCAGTTAATGTTATACTAGTAAACGAAGTATTTCTTATAGTAACGTCCAAAATGGCACTACGAAAGTAAACTTTCGTGCCCAATTGAACAGTCTCGCCAGCAGCACTCGTAGGATTTGCAGCGAAGTTTTCCAAATTACCAATGTAATTTAAATCATTCAACTCAGTAGAAGTACTCGTCTGAGAATATAATGCACACCATCCAACACCATGATTCTGTGAGGTGGTGTTCGTAAACGATGTCGCCTTATTAAAAACAACAGAACGAATACCACATTGTTTTAGAGCAACAGCTCCACATTTCTTAACAAAACGACCCCATATACGTCTTTTATGATACGGCATACGTTTTCGTCCATAGACGAATTGTCTGTCATGTTGGGCGGTGATTCCACCACCACTCCTTCCAACACTCTTGGTCTTCCTCATCATTAAACGCTGTCGAGCACGGCTCCATAAGGGCCCTACTCTTTGTCGCTTGTTGTTCCGAGAAACGTAATTGTTCTTTCGGCGAAAGCTCGGCATTTTTCTTTTGCGTGAAAAACTTGAAAATCCTGTAAGTGCACCAGTTAAAGCGGCAAATGCTTGTGCTTTTTGTTTAGGTTCCCAGTGTTCGTAGAAGAAGTCTCCGTGAACCGTGGTGAATTCTAAAATGAGAAGAGGCAGGTTTGTGTGTCACGACACACAGTTTGCAGGTAATACTAGCTGCAAACTGTGACATTAGACGAGGAGCGTACGCGCCTCCGGCGCAAAATATATAATATCCTACTTCTCTTATAGCAGGTGTCAAAATCCACTCGGCCTACCGGCCGACTGACCGCTACCGCTATTTTGCCGTTCCGAACAGACAACGGAAAAACCGTTAACGGCTAGTGACGTCAGAGGGGTACGACACTGTCGTCAGTGTTTGCGCAATCAAATGAATGGCTCCGCCACGGTCATCACATTCTTCAACTTGCATGACCTCACGCAGGTGGTGCTTCACAATCAATAATCCTTCGGAGAGCACACGTGATTATCCAACGCAATGGAACGACCAATTATTGAACAAATTGAAACTGATGCTATGTCAGTTAGAGGCGGGAGACCAAGGAACAGAGCATCTACAGGGCTACCTGGAAACGAAGAGCCCAGTCCGACTAGCATCACTGAAGAAATTACTGCCGCGCGCTCATTTGGAAATCGCCCGCGGGCGCAGGGACCAATGCATGTTATATTGCCTGAAGCAGGAGAGCTACCTGGGGACTCGCTATTGGCTATCAGAAGCTGGTGTATCAATCTTCAACGAGAGTTTTCCGCAGTCATTGACCGAGCAACTAGAGAGGAATTCCTCTCAGAGGGATGGTGGGAATGCATCGACGAAGCAGAGACTATCTCAAATACGAGAGAGACTCTCCTCGGGTACCTCAGAGGAGCTTGAATTAATTGCAGATAATGAATTTGACTTATGGGTGAGACATTATAGAGCTTTTGAAAAATACTTATTAATGAAAACAGAACCTAGGAACTGGGACACTACAGTGCACGTGTTACAGGGCCCAACAGGTACTGGAAAGAGTAAGTGGGCTTTTGAATTTGATGGAGAAGCTTATTGGAAACAAAGAAGCAATTGGTGGGATGGATATACAAAACAAGAAACAGTTGTACTCGATGAATTTTACGGATGGCTCCCATTTGATCTGCTGCTCAGATTGTGCGATCGCTATCCGCTTATGGTTGAAA